CTACTACTTTAACGACTCTTACATCATATTCATTTTGTTGCATAATTTTTGCCCTTTATTAGCTTAATTTCTTTTTAATCCATAAGATAGTAGCATAAACTACAATGCCATAGACTGTTGCGAGAGCTATGTCTACAACGTGCTCGCGCATGTCATATATAAATTGTATCCCTGCTTGTACGTCACCTTCAGACATGAGTTGCTCCTCTATAATATACTACGTTTATTTAGTCACAAAAAAAGACGCTCTAAGAGCGCCTTCTTTTAGTTGTTATATTGTTAACTTAGAAACTAAACGTTGTCATTAATTTGATTTCACCGCGTTCTTCTGCTTCTAGGTCATATGATGTCGTTGCTTCTAATTCAACGCTATCTGTCAAACCATAAGTTACACCAAAATCAACCACTGGAAGATGATCAAACTCATCATCAAATGTTACTTTATTGTCGTTGTCCCAAATATTCAACATTGTACCCATTGTGAAGTTAGCCATGCCAAATGCATAACCTAATTCTGGCTCAATTGTCATTGTTGTTGTTTCTGCATCCACCATATGTGTTGCTACAACGTCTGTGTTAAGAGTAACACCAGTTGTACCTAAGTCAACTGCTCCTGCTACTGTTGCTGATGCAGTCAATGCTGCCGCGATAAATACTGTACGCATTATAATACCTTTCAAGTTGTAATGTCATAAAAAAGGGCAAGTTCGCGCTTGCCCTTTGACGTTTTATTTACACTAGTAATTTATGTTACGGAGTGCTTTAGAGCGTGTTTTAAAAAGTTAACATATACTTGTTACTTATTTGCAACACTATCCGCCCGGAACAAAATCCTTTGGCCTATACCACTGTTTTTGATCATGTATGCGACCAAGCAGTTGTTGTATCTCTGTCATTTCTTCATGGAGTTGTACAGATACGTCACCTTGAGCAATAGCCAATCCTCTACGACCAGCCTTTGCTCTTAGTGCTGATTCTATAACTTCAATATCTCTTACAGAAAGCTCAAAGTTTTTGTTCGGTTTCATAGCTCAGCCAATAACGCTTTTAATTTTTTCTTTGATTTGCCTTTTACTTTAGCTTTGGATACATCATTGTCTCCGTCACCTACAACGACAATAGCAATCATGCCCATTGACTTGTGTGGTGTGCATTGATAGAGATATACGCCTGGTGTATCAAATGTAATCGCAACTTCTTTTGATAGTTTTGATTTACGTGGTGCGTCCCATCCGTCTGGACCTGCAATAAATTCTACATTGTGTCCTTTATCCTCTGGTGTCCATGTAATTGTATCGCCTACATCAATACGTGCAATGTCTTGTGAATAAACCATCTTTGCACCATCGTCACGCTTGTTTAACATGTCAATGGTCATATCTTCTGCATGAGCAGTGCCCATACCAATTGCAATTAAAATTGCTGCTAATGTTAATCTCATTTGTTATCCTTTACGTTAAGATTCATAGGAGCATACGCACTCCCGTCATACTGCGAACCTGTTCTATTAGGTCCGTCTTCTACGCCAAAATTACAACTTGCTACTGCTAAGAAAAAAGCAAGCGAGCCGTATACTGTGTATTTTGTCCAGTTCATAAAACCTGTGAAGGTATGTTCTGCTGTTTTTTGTGCTGTTTCTTTAGGTATCATTTTTCTAGTCCTAAACAAGGAATAAGAATAGACTGTTTGCAGTTGTCTGGATAAGCAATAGCTGACCCGAGAATAGGCATACCAACCATTCCAATAATAATAATTAGAAAAGCCCAGCCTAGGCCTTTAGTTGTGCAATAGTTTGTTTGCTCACTCATGCTCGCCTCCGTTTGCTCGGCCGTTGTATTTGCGTCCTGACTTTAACAAACTGTTAAGTGATTCTGGATTCTTTTCTGCTTGACGGAATATCACTGCTGTAATTGTAATACCACTGATCAACAAGATATGAAATGCTGCACTAATGCCAAACGCATAAAAACTTCCTACCATTACTGCAAAGATGCCTGACCAAATAAAGAACAAACATTGAAAAATCATATGACCAACCATAGGGTCTAAATTACGTAGTGGTGACTTTTCTACTGTCATCACGCTGTCCCACATCTCACGTGGTATGGAAATTAGTGATGAAATAGTAGTTGCCCAGCCAATGGGCTTAGTAGAGGGTTTCATAGTAGAGTCCTTTCTGTCTATGTGTGTATATTAATTTAGCACGATTTTAGCCAAAAGTCAAGTATTATAACTGCGCTAAAACGTAGCAGATAAAAGAAAAGCATCCGAAGATGCTTTTCTGCTATGTTTGGTAACAAGGTCTAACTACCTCGTAGCTGCCCTTAGGCTGCTAATGAATAATTTGCGTTTGCAATTATTAAGTTTGTTCGCGTTAACCGAGCTTACATCCGGGCAACTCCACTCTCCTATTAAACACCAGTCGATCCTATTTCAGCCCCATCATAAGCACACTTGCGAAGTCTTTTGTTATAACCACGCTTAATCTTCTTGCGTTCACCTGGTTTCCAATGATAGTAATTTTTAGCCTTCTTGCTTAGAGCATCAAACTCATCGCCGCCTTGCATTTTAATACGTGTCTTCATTGTGTTTCCAAATGTGCTTATGGTGGAGCTGCCGGGTACCGCCCCCGGGTCCTGTATGCCGTTTGAATTGCTTCAACGTTACAATACTATTTATAACATAAGTAATACTAGATGTCAACCTCTATTTCAATAGTAGAAGTTTGTTCACCTTTCTTTTTTAGTCTACACATTTCTGGATCTTCGTCAATGCACCAAAAATATAAAAGCAATACTACGTTTGTGAGTATTCGCTTATAGTGATAGGAGAAGTCCTAAACACGATAAACCAACAACAAATTCAATCTTTTCAAATGTAGTCATATCTATCTCCCTAATTGTTATGTTATACTATAACACAGTTTGATATATTTGTCTACCTTTAATCGTAGTGTCCGCCTAGTACTGCTACTTTTTGGATATCCGTAGCATACATTTCTGCTTCACGAGCTTTCCATGCTTGCTCAAATCCATGTTCATACTGCTCTAAGCATCCAGATTCATTATTCCATAACCGTTTGAAATAACTTTCATAGTAACCTTCTACAATATCGTCTGGCTCCGATATAGGAATTAGATGACCTTTAACTAACCAAAAAAGTCTGTTGGCTTCTTTACGTACAAATGGACTGCACATTGTGGACCTCCTTTGCTTATATCTATATTTACAAATTAAGGGTAGTTAGTGCGCTAACATCTAATCCTTTTGATGCCTTTTGTTTTTTAGACTCGCCCTCTGGACGTATTGGTCGTAACCAACTATCAGCAATATATGCTCGAGGACTTGGACCTAGTTGTATGTCTATATCATCTGCTTCTATCCACCAGTAGTGATCTGTAACAGGTGCTTGACAAACTAATCCTCTAAACTGAAACTGTTCGCGTTCGCTAAACTTTCCAATATACTCTGTTACATCTACAATTCTTCCAACATTTTTTGGGTTTATTGAAAATACAATTACGGCTTTATCGCCTTGTTCACAATTCATTTTACGATCCTAATCTTTTCTATGGGGCCTGATCCATCATAAGGATAGTTTCCTTCCCATTTACTACACCGTGGTTGACTTGTACATTCTCTACAGTGCGGTACATAAACTATTTCACCATCTTTACGGGTAACATTGCCATCGTAACTATAGCCGTTTGTGTCCCATTTGATATCTCCTATTGTGTCCTTCATATCTTTTACAGTTTTGATATTATCAATTACTTGCTGTGGTATTTCAGGATGTACATTTTTATGCCAATAGTTAATAACATTTGGAACATTTTCATCTTTACCAAAAAATATAAAATTTTCACATGCTCCTGAATCAATCCACGGAGGTTCTTTTTCATCATAGTGTATTGCTTTTGCAGGACAATTAACAATACAATCATCACAACCTTCGCAATGTTTCCAAAGTCCGTAGTTACGTTTTTTACTTCTATCAGGATAATTTACAATAGTAGGTTGGAAACTTATCATGCATATATGACAATCAAATCCAAACTTGAAACTATAAACAAGACTGTTTTTTGCTCGAACACCTAGTCCTGCATGTATTACTGCCTGTTTGTAATTAGTGTAAGAAGGATACCAACCAACGATGCCGCTATTTGACATAATGTCTTTGGCTTGGTCGTAATGGCTGTAATCCCATGTATGGCCTGTTTTTACTAGTACTATCGAATTGAATAGATTTTTAAAGTGTGTATTATTTGTGTAGTCTACACCATACACATGAAATTTATTCTTAACTGGTGAATGTGCGCATTGTAATAAATGTTCAGGACTAAGATATCCAACGTCCCATGTGTCGTCAAATAGTTTTCTTATATCTTCAAAGTCGACAGTTTCTTGCATATCATAGGTCTAAATCTAAAAGATGAAGGCCTTCTCTAATATTGCCTTTTATAAAACTATTAAACGCAAGTGTTGTGCGTAAATGCTTTCCTTGTGTTGGTGCAACACTATGAGTAATCTTAGACGGAAACAAAACTATATCTCCTGTTGCTACAGGAATATTTGCCATTTGCGCATTCCATAAATTTGTATTTTCAGGTGCGGTTGGAATATAAATTTGTTGAAATTCTTTTTTGTGTAGAATAAGAGCATCTTGATTTCTATCTGCACTAAAATAAAGACACCCTGATACTAAGCTATTTTGATGTTGGTGCTCATGGAAATGTTGTCCAGGCGTTAGCCAGCTGAACCAACTTTGAGTAATATATATTTCTAAATCATTATGAGGTGCATACACTTCATGTAGATACGCATCTAGTCTTTGCTGTATAAACTGTCGTATATCAGATAACTCGGGTCTATTTAAGACATATTGATCAGACCCCATCATGTTGCCAATGTTATGCATAGCAACTTCAAATTCTTGTTCGCAAAGTTTAGTTTCTTCTTCTGTAAATGCTCTACCAATATTGTCTACTGACACAGCCGAAGGAAATACATCTACGTATGGCATGTTAATCCTCTGTCTTTTTCTTTTTCTTTCTGCCGTAGAACCCTTTTGTTACTTCTACGTGTTCTGATCTTTGATTGTACGCAAACTTAGTTGGCTCATTTTTCTTTAGCCACTCGTCGATTAGTTTCTGCGTCTCTGGGCTGTGTTTCCTTGAAACAGGATTCATTTTATTATCTTTCTTACCAAAAATTAAGTACTCGTCCATTACCAATGATAATCATAAAACATGTAACAACATGTAATACAATCCAAAACGTCCGAAAAGCCAGAGCCCGTTTCACATCTTTTTGTTTGATGGGCTGCAACTCTGGCTTGTCGTCGTCCGTAATGCCTATTGGCATGCCAACAGTTCTAGCCCATAATTTAAGCCATCGCCGTTGTCCGCTCATTACATTGCGTTCTTTTTTTCAATGATTTCTTTACGGCGCTCTTTAGTAAGTTTGCCTAAATCACCTAATGCTGAACGTGCTCGTGTTGCGGCAGCTTTTACACCTTTACCTTCAAAAGTCTCATGCTCTTTTAGATAGTTGTTAAAAGCCTGTACAATTTCTTCATGTGTCGGTTGTGACATTATTTTTCTCCTGTTATGTGGTTATAAATTTCCTTCCAGTTAACTACCTTAGTCATACCTTCAGGGATGTCATCGAGCATATTAAATCCATGTTCGATGAGTATTGGTTTTAGACCTAAGTCTAAACCTGTTACTGCGTTAGATAGTTTGTCTTCAATCCAGTATAAACCTGAATCTTTATACGGTTTTAGTGCTTCGTCTTTATCTGCACCTGTATCCAAACAAACTAATTCTTCAAAAGCTGTTTCTCCGAACAGTTTTTCCAAATTCATTTTACGAAGTTTATATGCATTCCTGTCTGTAGACAAACTTGTAATGCAACGGAATACATATCCGTGTTCTTCGTGTAGTCTTTTAACGTAATACATTGCATCACGTAATGCTGGTAGGAAGCCAATTGCAGCACTCTCATTAAATTGCTTAACAAGCCTATGCCCCATGTTATTAGATTCTAAACCAAAACGTTTGCCAATGTCGTATATAAAGTTAGCGTCATCAACTTGCGTATGTCCGTGTTGCTCCATCCAGACTGTAAATGCATACTCCCAATTAAGAAGTACGCCATCAGCGTCTGTTAGTATTACCTTATTATTGTATTTCATATTTTGCCTATTATTAAATTATAAACTATAATAGCATACAAAATAGTAGTTGTCAACCATTATCACTAGAAAGTATAACCATTGTTTTCTAGTATAGGTTTATATTGTTGTATTTGTCCTGTAAAACTGCCATTAGGACCCCAATGTCGCTTTGGACCTATATCAAGATGTATAAAGTTTGAATAACAACCTATTCCTGTAAATCCTGCATTTATAGCCTGTTGAATAAAATCAATACGTACTTGAACATTAGTAGTATCCCAAAGAATATCTACAGCATTGCCTTGCATATGCTGACTTTTCTTTGCGCCACCTACTCGTGCATTATAAGCTGGCGAACGATAACCGCATGTAATTCGTATAGGTCTTTTTATTTTATTCTTTGCTAAGTCATATAGTTTATCCCATACTTCGTCTTTGATAGAATCACTAACGTGCGGTAAAAAATTTAGCCATTCGGTAACTGGTTTTGTTGTTTCTATTGGAGGAGTACCATCATCTGATCCAACTCCTGCTGCGTCTGAACCTGGTGCAGGAATAACTCCTGACTCTCCAGTTGTTGGACTAACTCCGTTAGGACTGCCGCCTCCAAACGATTCTAATTGTTCATTTATCTCGGGATCATTTCCTTCAGCAAGTTCAGCAGAATAACCTGACAATATTGCTCTAGCATCTTCATCCGATAACCCAACAATGTTATCAACACCTAACGTATCAGCTACGCCGCCGCCTAGCGTTGGACCGCCATTTACAAAAACGCCTTCAGCGCCAGTTTGTGCGCTGTCGCCTGCGCTATCAATATCACCTACTCTATGTACTGCTGGCATATTATACTCCTGTTGTTGAATCACCTAAAAAGTCTGTTAGTGGTTCTAGTGCGCTTGTTAACAATGTAAGAACTCCTAGTTGGTTATTATCAGACCCTGCTACAGGAAATGCATCTTCCGGCTGCCAAGCTATCAAATTATCTTTATTAACTGCAAAATTTTGCGGATTTAAAGTCCAATCTAGTGTAGTGCTTTCCATAACCATTGCAGTATTAATATAGTAATCTTTAGTAACTACTGGAAACAACATTGTGTCTGGCCTTGCTTCTGAAACATCAAAACACTGCTGGCATTTTAACACGGCGTCAAATCCTGTCATAAACACTGGTACATTGTCTACAGTAGTTTGTGGTGCGCCGCCTGGAACACTACTAATCCAAATAACCGGAACAATTTGATTTCCTGCTCCGTCAGTGTTAGTTACTACTTCACCCTGTGTAGGAGATTTTAGAGAAATTTGAAAATCAGTATTAATATTTTCTTTACCAAAGGAGAAAGGATAAACTAAGATTTTTCCATCTAATGGCAAATACCATGCTCTTGGTTGGTCGATAGTTAAAGGTTCTAAACTATCAAAGCCTATGTCAGGACTTACATATCCTTCTGTTACATCAGGATATCGACTGCCTCCATAAGTAGATAGTCTTACATTTTGTGGAACTTGATTAGACCATGCTTGTCCAAGATAAGGTAACATAGTATCTTGACTTTTTACTGGACCTGCTTCTGCTTCTGCTTCTTCTTCTGCTTCTTGATCAATGATAATAGTTTCATCTTTACCGATTACTAGCCTAGTAGCTGCTTTAAATGTTCCGTCAAATACTGCTGTTGTATCGTGATCTCTTTGAAATCCGATTTGATACACAAAATTATTACCAACTTTAAAATAACTAATAAAATTAAGTGCTGGGTACTTGGTAGTAAAGTTTGGATTTGGTACTAATGTATTTGCACTGCTAAAGTATGCACCAACTACTGGCCATCTGATCGGAAAAGGTGCTTCTTTTGCTTTTTCCCACGGTAAGTAATCAACAGCTTCTACAGATTCTCTTGTAAAGAAGCCTCCAAACCAGTCTGTTAGTTCTTTTAATCTTACATCTATTTTTTCACCAATAAATAAAGTAGGAATATTAGTTACTACAGGTGTTAGCTCAGTTATATAACTGTCAACATAATTTGGGAGAACGGAAAATTGATCAGATGTCCAATAAGCATCTGTTGCAATAAAATTATTAAAAGCTGCTGTTCCGGGCGGTGAGCTCAATGTTTGACCAAGTTCATAAAATTCAGCAGGTCTATCTGTAAAGGTAGTGTTGTCGTTATTTACAAGAGCAAAATTTACAAATCTAACTTCTGCTTCATCACCTGTAGGATTAATTAGATCCATCCTTACGCCGCCCATACTTTGTACAGAATTTCCCACTTGGCTTAAAGGATAATTAACATCATCAAAATAGTCATATTCAGCTTGCCAATACTTTGTATCATTGATTAAATACCTATCATTATAGTAATTGGTATTAACTACTGAAACATCATAATTCCTACCTATGCCAAGGGGCGGTCCACCCGGAGTGGCACTTATCCACGTGACTAATGCATAAGTTCCGCGTGGCGCTTGCTCTTGCCCTTGCCATACAAAAGTATTACTTGACCATGATATTCTACCATACTGAGAAAACTTTTCTTCAGAATAGTTATCATCAGCTGTCACCGGAGGTACAGTCAATGGTATACTCATTTTGTTAGTAAATGGTATAGGGTCTTCTGTGCGACCAAAGCCTACCTCGTCAACAATGTTTGATGGCGTAAGTTCTGGCGGTATATTATATCCATATGGATTAGGAAGAGATGAATAAGTATCTCCTAAGAATGTATACTTATCATTATACGATTCTCTAGGTACAAACTCAATCACTTTTTCTCCAAAATCACTATTGCTAAGTCCTGAAGGACCAACTGATGACGGTGGATATCCGGCGCTGAATACCATTTTATCTACTAAGACCTGCATTGAGTTTGATATAATATAAGATTCAAACGTACTTGTACCTGGCTGCGCTTTTATTCCGTCAGTTAGGATTACGTTATTATTAAATAGAGAGATGTCAACCCAAGCAGTGTTAAAGAATCTTAGTTCTCCACCCGGAGTATTACAAATTCCAGCGTTTAATATATTGGTCCAAGTATCACCTCCATACGCACCAGAGAAAACTCCCGGATCGCCACTCCAGTAAAGTCTTTCAAACCGGCCAGCATCTGCTGAAAAAGCTGTATAAGTAGAACCATTTGGTGTTGCAATTGGTGTTCCTCCTGGAGTTTCTGAAATCCAAGCTATACCTACAAACCTATTCCCAGTCGCAGTGCTACCTACAAATGCTCTATTTGAACCTATTTGAAATGTTCCATATGTTTCTAAATTGTCTTTATTGCTTGGGTCACTAGGCACAACATAAGGTAAAGTAAATGGTATAGAAAATCTATTGTCATACTCGATGTCAGTGGCATATATGCTATTGCCATTAAAAGGCTTTGTGCCCACAATCCAGCTAGGATCACTAAACGCCACTTTATCTGCTATTGTGTAATTAAACGGATTAGGAGCACTTTGGAAAGGCAGCTGATCATATGCTCCATTGTAGCTACTAGGACCAAGACCAGTTCCGTCACTACCCTCCATACTAATATCATTAATTTGTTGATAAGATGGTGTTGATCCATCCTTTGGAGTTGTTAGTGTTTCTATAAAGAACAGCCGATACGGAGTACCTGTAGCAGAAACATATCTCTCGCCTTGAAATTGCTCTTCCTTCCATGTGCTAGGAGTTTCACCATTAGAAGCATACTTCAACTTATACTTGTGTCTTCTTCCTTGTATAAAGTTTTTTGCAAAAAATGATCTTGCTTCGCCAAAAGCTGTAAACTTGCTGTCAATAATACTTAGGTCGTCCATACGGTAGAGGTTTTCATCTTCAAAAGTTTCTAGACCAAAGAAATCAGCTAGTTCACTTTCATTAATTCTTATTGCTGTAAACGCTCTATCTGGAAATGCTTCGTCAGCTAGTACTATAATCTCTTCATTATAAGCAACGTTTGTAAATTGTCCAAGTGCCGGTGAACCTACTAATGTTTTTAAATCTGTAAATGGAGATTGTCCGGATTCATCTGTAGGCGGCGGCGCACTAGGAAGCTCAGGTGATGTATCAACTTCGTAGAAATCAACATATTCTTGGAATGTCATAAGATCATAAACTCCATTGTACGGCTGACCCTGAGATTCTCTAGCCCGATTACTTCTCGGAGCCATTAACATTATAACATAGTTAGGGCCTGATTCTGGTTGCGGAGGATTATTGTTTGGATGACTCTGGCTACCACCAATAATAGGTATTCTATCCCCGCGGACATCATATATTTCAGTAGGATCAAAACTAACTAATTCTTCTGGTCGAGGAGCTCTTGGTGCAGGGGACGGAACACCGCCTACCCTAGAATTACAAATACGTTGTACTGTTTCATTTTTTACAAGTGCAACGTTAAAATAGTAGGTTTTTGTTATAATTGGAAAAACTATATTCTTAGGTCCAAAATCTCTGTCAGTCAAACTAAACGCTTGGTAGTATGACAATGTAAACTCAACTCGTCCTAATAACATAACTAATGGTACACCATCTGCTGAAGGGTGTGGGGCTCCTCCGGGTGTAGCACTAAACCAAGCAATATAGCTTGCGTCATGGTTGAAATTGATTAAACTCATAGTGGTTACAGGATTACTATCAGGAGGTGATATAGGTTGTATAAAACGGTGATTAACAAATTGGCCATCTAAAGGAATTGGATAACTATACACTTTGCCGTTATATGGTACTGGCACTCCAGCATTAAAATTCATTGGACCAGTATGACCTTGACCCATGAAGTTTGGAAACTCACAAACACGATATGGACCTCCACCGTATCCTTCGTATTGATACTGTGGAAATTCTACCCAACTAGGTACTCCGCCTTCATCAGCGATAGTACTCCCAACAAATGGAAGCATGTCAGGTGCACCTCTAAAAGATGCAGGAGCATCTGCTACTAAACCGTAGCCGCTTCCAAGGCCAAATTCTCTATCAGTAGTCATTGCAGCAAAGTCTGGCAACTGTTTAACAAGTTCTTTAGCAGCCGTTGCACCTAGAGATTGTAAAGGATTAGCAGATGCAGGTGATGCTGCTGCATTAACAGCTTCTTGCTTTTGCTGTAGAATACTTTTTGCTACAATAGCTCCAGTAATTGGATTAATTAGATCAGCTAAAAGATTTGGAATATCTAATGATGATTTGTATTCTGGTCTAGGTGCTGCCCATCTTTTGTTAGGTAGTGTTTTGTCTGCAATATCTACAACTCTACCAGGGCCTTTTTTAGCATTTGAAGGTTGTGCTGTAGAATATCCAATCTGGGCATCCATACTTTTATAACCAATATACTCTCCTAGAGCATAAGGAGTAGTTTGCTTAATAGGTCCTACTTCTCCTTCGTCTTCAGATACGCCGCCATCTGCTTCCCAATAAAATTTACCGTCTACTCGTATTAAAGCTCTTGTTTCTTCAGGATCTATTTCTTGATCAAATGCTGCAAGATAATATTCTCTTTGTTTATCAACATCGCCAAGAATACCGTCTTCGCCTGTCATTTCTGCAGGATCACCTATACCTCCGTTCAAAGGCTCAGGTGTTTCTATTAGTTTCCTTACTTCTTCAGCTTTATTTCCACTTGCACCACTTAATGAAACTGCCAACTGTGCTTTTTCTAAATCGTTCATTACCCAACTAGCAACTAATCCTGTGTCTGGATTTTCTGAACGTTTGCGCATTAATCTAATTTCATCTCTAATATTAGTAGTAGCAGTGATGATACGATTATATTCTGGTGTTAAATCTAAATGCTTATACGGATCTGACATTAGCCTATATTATCCCTTGTTTTCATTATGTCTGCTAGGTATAACGGAGCATAAATTGTTTTAGTTGGGAGTCCTTCTGAATCGCCTCCGCCCCAATATCTGTTTGAAAGAATTCCTGTGATTTTTCCGGCTTGTTGTCCCTTCCAAGCAATATCAACATGTATGTCTCTATTTTTCATATAACCTCGTCCTATTCCAATACCAGTACAGCCTGCATTCGCACAAGCCTGGACAAAATTTAACATTATTTCAAGGTCATCTTTATTAGTTGCATATAGTTCTTTGCCACCCATCTTATCTAAGTAGAGTACTACATCAGCACCGTAGCCTTTGTCGTGTCTGTTAGACCCTGTTCTATTTTTACGATTAACTCCGCCTTGGTTCTTTGGAACTTGTCCACCGCTAGTAATTAAAACATCAACTTTTGCTGTTGCTGCTGCACCTTCTATAATACTGTATAATTCTTGTTGTATAGGCAAAGACCTAAAAGTACCAGCATTGCCATATTTAACTTTGCCAGTAGCACTTCCTGTCTTAACTGAAAACGCACTAAACGGTGCATCAGGAAGTGAAACAATAGTTCCTTCTGGAGTTGTAACAACTTCTTTTCCTCCGTAACCTGTAGGTTTGTTTTGTGTAGTTCCTACTCCGCCTAGATACCCGCCAATAGCAGCGCCTGCTGATTGCACAGATGCATATGTAGTAGGATTTACATTTACCCAATTTGTAGGATTTGCAAGTTCTCCGTTAATTTGATCTAACTGCCCTGAACTCTTAAGAGCTTCCATTTTCATTGCATGTTGTGCAATATTTGCAGGGTTGTTAGCTACGGTATCTGCTTGTCTCATATACACGCCTTTAGTGTCAGTATCTAATCTATCTGCAATGATACGCATATCATATTGTATATCTTCAAATATAGATGCTATTTCTCTAAGACATGCTTGGTGTGCTAAATCATGGTCAATATGAACGTGATCCGGAGGACTACTACCCGGATCAGTATCAATGTCTGTATGATTAACCGTGGTTTGGCCAGTACCTTCAACGGTCGCTTCTTCAAAAATATTGCCGGGTCTTGCAGCCATGGTAGTCCTCGCTTTATATTACTATATATTTAGCCGAGGTTTTAGACCATTTGAATATTGCTGGTACTCGTAGTGTATTGTTTTGCGATATCTGATTCTGTTTTAGCAATACAACTTACTGTTGATGCTAAAACATTAAATTTAGCATCAGGTGATACGCTGTACATGTATGGTGCTAGGCCTAGTCCTTGCTGTTGCATAACTAGTACCATAGGTTTATGTAGTGTAAATTTTGTATCTGATTCATCTTCAAGACGAGCAACAATCTCTTCGCCTGAGCTTAGTTTTAGAGACACGGTGTCTCCGTTTTTATATGGGGTTTCAATTAACATATTATAAAGTGTATCCTGTTCCGTTATATCCGGTGTTATCAATGTATTCTATCATTTGCTCGTAGCCGCCTACACTTGTTCCGCTTATCTTAATTTGCGGAAATGTTCTTGCTGTAGGAAACTGTTCAAACAATTCTTCACGAGTAAAATCTGTGTCCAGTGTATAGTACTCAAATTTTAGATTATACTTTTCACAAAATGCCTTTGCCTTTGTACAACTTGGACATGCTGGCTTACCGTAAATTTCAATCATAATGAAAAGCCTTTCAATGAATCCTTGTCTACATCTTGTTTGATGCCGCCAATAATATAAGACTCTACTTCTGTCTCTTGTGGAGCAACTTGTAGCCCTGAGCTACTTAACCAATGTGTAGTCCAAGGAAGAGGGTTAGTATTTACTGGTTGATCAAATATTGCATTGAACCCCAGCGCCTTTAGTCTACGGTTTGCAATGTACTCCACATATTGATGTAATAATGTGCTGTTGAGTCCAATCATAGAACCGTCTTTGAACAGATAGTCTGCCCAATCTTTTTCTTCTGCAACACACTCGCGCCACAGATCATAAACTTCTTCTTCGCACTCTTTTGCAATCTTAGCCATCTCTGGATCGTCTTTGCCTTGCGCCCACAATTTCAATACGTGTGTGCTTAGTGCTAGGTGTTGTGCTTCATCACGAGCAATAAGACTAATAATCTTAGCTGAGCCTTCCATTAGCTTTAGTTCGCCGAAGCCAAACGTACATGCAAAACTTACATAGAAACGTAAGCCTTCTAAAATGTTTACAGTTTGCATTGCAAGATACATTTTCTTTTTTACATCTTTCATGCTGCCTTCGCCACGATGGAAATATGCATCAGCTGCATCGTTAAATGCATCGTAGTGTTTAGTTACACTTTCTGCTCGTGCAATAATTTTCTTATCATCTAGAATAGTATCAAACACTTCTGCAGGATCAGCATACACGTTCTTCATAATGTGTGTATAACTACGTGAGTGAATTGTTTCAAAGAAATCCCAAGTAACAATACATCCTTCTAGTTCCGGAAGTGAAACATGCGGCAAAAATGCTAGGCACGGTCCACGTCCTTGCACACTGTCAAGCAGTGTTTGATATTTTAAATTAGCAGTAAAGATATGTTTCTGCTCTGGACGGAAGTTAGCAAAATCCGCTCTGTCTTTTTGTAGACTTACTTCTTCTGGGCGCCAAAAGTATCCAAGCATAGTTTGATTTAGTTTATCAAATACTGGGAACTTAAACACATCATAACGCTGTGTATTTTGATCTGCACCAAAGAACATATTCTGTTTGGTGAAGTCTACTTTTTCTTTATTAAAAACGGTCTTTGCCATTTGCTTTCCTCTGTATATCTGTCTTACTATACCAGTATAGTAGTTCTATGCGGTTTTGTCAACCATTAAATAGCGCATGCCTCGCACTCTTCGTCATCTTCTGTTATTTGTGAAGGTTGTAATTCAACCTTCGGCTGTTCATCTTCTAATTCACTTGGATCAGTTTTGTAATCGTAAGTGTTCTGGTAGTAAGATGTTTTCCAACCATACTTGTATGTGTTTAACAAATCTTTTATCATTACACTCATTGGTACTTCATTATTTTCAAACTGCGTAGGATTATAACTCCAATTTCCTGATATGGCTTGATCAAAAAACTTCTGCATAACTGCAACAACATTAATATAACCTTCATTGTTTGGCATATCCCAAAGCAAAGAATAATAATTTTTTAATGTTTGATACTGCGGAACAATCTGCTTAAGAGGCCCTTTCTTTGACTTCTTAACGGACAAGTAGCCTCTAGGTGGTTCAATTCCGTTTGTGGCATTTGACACAACAGAACTGCTCTCCGATGGCATTTGTGCGGACAAGGTCGAGTGGCGTAAGCCATGCTCCCTGATATCATTGCGTAAGCTATCCCAATCATAATTTAATTTATTCTCCACTACTGTGTCAACATCTGTCTTATAGGTATCAATAGGAAGGATGCCGTCTGCATATTTAGTACGCTCAAAGTAATCACATGCGCCTCTCTCCTGCGCTAAATTGTTGCTGGCTTTAAGCAGATAGTATTGGAACGCTTCAGTTAAGTCATGTACTAACTTCCATGCTTCTTTATCACTATATTGTACTTTATTCTTAGCAAGGAAGTGCGCTAGTCCAATGTAGCCTATACCTAATGAACGTCTTGCTTTTGTGCTAATTTCAGCTGCCTTGATTGGATACTTTTGATAATCAATAATTTCTTCTAATGCTCTAACTGCTAAATCGCACAATTCTTCTAAGTCGTCTAACTGTCTAATAATGCCAACGTTAATTGCTGACAAAATACATAATGCAATTTCACCTTCTGGATCATCAATGTGTGTTAAAGGCTTTGTTGGAAGTGTAATCTCTTGGCACAAGTTGCTCATGTATACTGTATCTTTAAATGAACTGTGCGTGTTACAATGATCAACATTCATAATATAAATGCGTCCTGTTTCTGCACGTTCTTTAACTAGAGCAGAAAACAATTCCATAGCTGGTATAGAACGTTTTTTAATACTTGTAGCACGTTCATACTTTTCATAAAGCTCTTGGAACTTGTCTGCATCACCAAAGTATGCTTCATATAGTCCAGGCACATCGTGTGGTGAGAAAAGGGTTATATCTCCGCCGGATAACAATCTTTCATACATTGTTTTGTTTAATTGTATGCTGTAGTCTAGCTTACGTACTCTATTGTCCTCTGTGCCTTTGTTGTTCTTTAGCACAAGGATGTCTTCAATCTCTTGATGCCAAAACGGGAAGTGTGTTGTAGCACTGCCGCCACGTACACCGTTTTGTGTACAACAACGTACAGTTGACTCGAACTTCTTTAGAAACGGGACAATACCTGTGTGTGCTACTTCCCCGCCCCTAATTTTTGAATTAACGCCTCTGATTCTTCCCGCATTGATGCCAATTCCTGCTCGTTGGGCCGTATAGCGTCCAATAGCCATGTCACTGGCAAAAATACTATCGAGAGTATCGTCACTGTCAACAAGAACACAACTAGCAAACTGGCGAACAGGGGTACGCACACCAGCCATAACGGGTGTCGGTATGTTGATCTTAAATAATGAGGTCGCATCATAGTATCTCCTTACGTAATGCATACGTGTTTCTTTTGGGTAGTTAGCAAACAATGTTGCTGCGATCATCATGTACATCATTTGAGGAGTTTCAAAAATTTCTCCAGTAGAACGATCCTGACATAGATACTTGTCAACTACTTGACGTAGTCCAGCATAAGTAAAGTTCTCATCTCGCTTGTGCCGAATGTAACTGTCTAATGTTGCAATCTCGTCTGCTGTGTATGACTCTAATATAGCTGGGTCGTATACCTTACGCTCAATATTACTATTAATATTTTGCTGTAATGTAATAGCATTGTACTCGCCAAAGACCATTTTGTTTACACCATAAGATAGTAAACGTGCTGCCGCATATTGATAGTTTGGATTGTCTAAACTAATAAGATCGTTTGCGCTACGTACTAACACTTCTTGAATCTCAGCAGTACTCATGCCATCGTAAAATTGTAAATTGGCGTTCATTTCAATTTGACTTGAACTCACACCGGCTAAGTTTTCACATGCATGTTCCACAACTTTGTGGATCTTATCAATGTTGAGTGATTCTTTAGTGCCGTCACGCTTGACGATCATTGTTCCATTAGACATTTCTTTTCCTCTTTGTTATTTGATATTTAGTGAAGTGGAGGCATCTTATATTCAAGTTCAGAGTAGACGGTTTGTGGTAAGTCTTTTCTATGAACATAGGAATCTCCGTTGAATCCAACAACAAAATTATCTATCATTAGTAGGTAATGAGTGTCTGAGTTTTTGTTGTCGCGTGTTATGTTTATCTCAAAATTCGAGGTAGATAAACGATCTGTTAACTGTAAAGAGTAACATATTGCAAGGATTTTTACAAATTTACAATAGACATTTTCCTCTAATAGTTGCCAAGGATCAGGCCATGTACTTTGTGTATATGGATCAATTGCAAGTGTAGTTAATGGTGCTTGATTATAGAAGTCGATTGCGGTTTGTATAGGGTCTTCGCAAATTTCTAACATATCTCTAAACTCACGCCAGAGAGACATTCTATCTTCAAATTTTTTGTCAAACATTAATTTTTACACATCATGCTTTTGTTTTTAATTTATAATGAAACTCTCCAACATCACTAGGCGTAGTGTTTCTTGCCTTAATTGATATAGTAGCTGTTCCATCGTCTACAGTATATTCAGCATCGAATGACAAATTATCAGCTTCGCTTTCTGTTCCTGTAAAATCAAAATCATCGGACAAATTGTACGTGTCATTTACAGGATCAACAATAATAGTCATCTTTCCCGAACGGTATGCTTGTATTATAGCAGATTTATACAAATAGTCAACCTCTAATGCACGAATTCCTTCAGCAGGTAGCTTAAATAATTTTGTAAACTCATTAAACTGCCCGATTGACAGTTGATGTGTGTAGTCTAGGTCAGTAATAACTGGACCTTTTACTTCTGGTACATATTGCATCGTTGTCCACTCTACATATGTATCATCTTGTGCCCAAGCCGGTGTACGGTTATTAGCTAAGATGTCTGTTCGTTCGAACCAATCTCCTTTTGAGGAGTTATACGAATTAGTAAAATCAATGACAGGATGAGTTATGTTAATATCTGTGCCTGCTTCATTACCAACTCTATAAAATTTATTGTTAAGACTTTGATTCTCCTTGCCAGCAACAATTTTAATTGCAGATTGGTAGATGCTATCAAATTTACATTTTGTAATTAAGTTATTGATTGGTCCTGTTAATTGTCCGTCAACACCTAATATAGTATCGAGTCCAAATGCAAAACCTTGCCACAATGTTTTAAACTCACAGTTTTGCCAAACGTTATCGATAATATCATTATTAGATTTAACTGCTGTTACAAAGCCTTCAACATTAACATTAGTAAATGTATTCCTTTTTGTATTAACTGTTGTGCTAAGAGCTGTTAGTTCAATTCCGTTTACTGTGCCATCTACTGCATCACCTAAACTATATGAACCAGTAATTTTTATGTTACTAAAGACACTGTCAACACAACTTTGTAACGCAAGTCCTGCGCCTGCTGTTGATTGAATACTTAAACCGTCTAATGTAATATTTCTTGCTTGATTTAGTGTTGTACTAGTTGAATCAGGTGCAGGAGTGCCCGGAATACTTGTATCGTTTACTGTTTTAAATGCTGGAAATGCACCTGATATAAAGATTGTTTTATCAGCGCCTGCACCTTGTATAGTACAGTACGGGGGTAAGTGTAATGAATCAGATAGTGTATACGTGCCTGCTTCAATATGCAAAACTACTCTAGACTGCGAAGTGCCTTTGTTTGATGGATTTAAAAATAACTGATCAATTGCTCGTTGAAGAGATGTTGTTTGATCTGATCCGTCACCCGAAGCTCCAAAAGAACGTATGCTTACTCTATCATCTAATCTAGCTTGCAGAGTTCTTAATACAGGTGCGTTAGTAGATGTGCCTGTCGTAATATTTAAATCTTTTCTATACGTATATGTGTTTGCAAACTCGAATAAGTTATCATGCTCACTTAGCAGTTTTGTGTTGCCTACATATGGCGAGCCTTCTGATACTGCACCATTTCCAATAAACAGTTCTTGTGTATCAACAGCCCATCCAAGTTCGCCGCTTGCTAATTGCGGTAAACCTGTACCTTGATTCTTTTGTCCTCTACGAACTTGTATTCTTGATATTTGAACAACAGCCACTGAGTGTCTCCTACATTGTAATTATATGTATTTATTCAATTAAGGAAGTTGTCTGCGTTGTCTTAAACGATCAAAACCTTTTATCCTTTGTAGTTCTTTCCGTTGTAGTTGTTCACCGTCTTCAAAGTCATATGTATAATCTTCTATAATTTCTAGAGGCTCACCTACACCTTCTATGTAGTAGTCTTGTTCTTCTAATTTGCCTCTTGGTGCATTATCACACTTACTATCCTCGCAGTTAATAAGACTTACATCATATCTTACACGGTTAAGATGATAGGCTGCATCAGCATAGTCACGATATCCTGCTGGATCGTCCCAAGGCGCCCATGATCTAGGATCATTTCCTCGTATAAGATCACCGTACATCTCACCACAAGTAAGTTTAGAATTGTGATGTCCTCTTTCACCTGAATCGTATGACATTATATCTGGAAAACTTCTACCACACAGCGATTCCCATCCATGACCAAACTCACTCCAAATGTATCCACTGTTTGCGTAAGCACGATTCTCAGGACCATGTGCTAATCCTACTGAGTGTCCTATTTCATGTAGGTCAGTGTATGCACCACATCTAGATAAACCCACAGGAGCTACGTTAGAGTTTTCCTGAAAATATCTGTTCACATATGCACATCCGCACGTATTCGGGCATACAGATCCTACACCTATACCAACGTCTGCATTAGTTTGAGTTCGAACAATAGATTTGAGACCTCCACTACCATGATAGTGCATACGGCCTACGTTGCCTTCCTTGAGTACATAACGTATGTGTATACCCGATCTTTCATACGCTTCGTTATAGGTGTTTACAGTTTTTTGAACTTTGTCCCATTCTGCTGATCCTTTTTCAAACAGTTCTGTAATGTGTGATTGATGATAATTCTCATCTGAAGATTCCTCGCTATCGTAAATAAAGTATGCAAGTTCCCATTCTACAATTTGATCGTCATCTTCGCCATAATAGATATATCCTTGTGTAGGCCCACTGTAGGCATAGCCTTGACAATCTGGTGCATAGCCAGTGCTGGCTTTACCACATCTAGGTTCTTCTAAAATAGTAAACTGTATTTCCTCACGTCCAACTGTAACAATACCTTCTCCTGTTTGTCCAGCACCATAGACTAGTATGTCATTGCCTCTGCGTTCTATGTGTCCTAGTGTTGTTGAAGCATGAACCATACCCCACGGCTCTTCACGTCCTAAAAAGTCTGTGTAGATTACGTTTATCACAGCAGGTTTAAACCTGTCACCCTCTGCTTTCTCTAACTCTAACACTAGTGTTGGCGGTTCCCATCCACACTCTACAGACTGGCTATCCTTTTCAGAATATGTTCCGCCTTCGCCATCAGCATATTGGAACCATTTGACACCAGGATAACTTTTAGAACAACCTTCGCGTAGCAGTGTGCCTGCTTCTGGAACAGGCGGCATATAACCACATTGTTCTGACTCTAAGTATAACATTGTTGTGCTGCCGCCTACACCGTCGGCAATCTCTTCTACTAAAGTTGTGCCGTTACAAGATGTGCCAAGGACAGTACCTTGCTCTGGATGTGTTGGAGGTTCAACACTGCACCAAGATGATAAAACTCCGTAGAGGAAAAGGGCGTTACAGATATCAATAAACATAGCAGACTCCTTGACTTGCTTATGTCACAGCACATGATACCACCGTAAGTCTGCTGTATTTTTCTATTTAGGGATTAATTATCCGTGTTTCTCATAATACTGTCTGCATCTATTCCACCATTCTTGTTCCCACTCTGCGAACTCGTCTGGCCATAGATCAAACTGTTGGTACTGTAAGTCTCGGCTGCACATGAAGATATGTCCTTCACGTATATCTGTGCCGTGTACTTCGTTGTGTCCTAGTGCATAGGCTGTAAGTTGTAGATAATAATCTTCTACCCATTCAGGCTTCTTAGGCTTGTTAGTTTGCTTGAAGTCCATAATACAAGGATTGCCTTTGTATTGTCCTACCAAGTCAGTTGTGCCTGCAAAGATACCAGGAACATAAAGTGGAACTTCACTGCCCCAGATTTCATCTACATCGCCCATAGCTTCGTCACGTATAACACATGCCATTTCATATGCTTGCTGTGCATATGGATTGCTGCCTGCGCTTTCTGTCCATACACCATTATCAACATAGTCTTCAAGATACTTGTGCATACGTGTACCAACGCCACTTGCTTCAGTAACAATCTCTTGTGCTTTCTTTTCACCTACACGCTTCTTCCAAGCAATGAGATGACTCATGTCTTTGGTTCCGCTGAGGATAGTTGTAACACTTGCTACTGGAGGGTGACCTGGTGCTGCATAACGGCGCTTGCCATCTACTTCAACACGTTTTAGTCGTTCGTATTTGTACTTCTCTATAATTAAGCTCATACAACAAGTATAACATCAAAGATCTGTTAAGTCAACCGCATTTTTGGCCATATTTCCCACTGTGTCGCTTGGACGTCCTGGATTGCCTGGCACTGCTCCTGCAACATCATCAACTTCACTTTGTTTGAACTCAATCTTTTCTTGATCAAAGTTAGTTACTAGTTGTTGTAGTCTTGGATCAGAATCATATGCTGCTTTGAACGTTTCATAGTCAAAGCTGCCGCGTCCTTGATTCTGCATAAATTTGTCTAGTTTAATCATAGATAAAGCGGCCACTCCGGCCGCTTTTTGTTGACGTAATAAACGATAAATGTAGTCTGAATCTACACCTTCATTTACTTTTTTTTTGAATGGTCTACGCTCTCACGCTTTTCTCTGCCAGCTTCTTCTTCGCCGCCAGCTGCTGGATCTGCTGCACCAAATTCGTCGTCCATGTCCATGTCATCTGCAGGAGCGTCCATGTCGTCAGTTGGCTCCATGTCCATATCCATGTCCATATCATCTGCACCCATTGTGTCCATTGGCTCAGCTTCGCCTGTTAGTTGACCAACACCTGATGTTAATGAACCTCGTGTGCTTTCCATTGCTGCATACATTGCTTCAAGCGCAGGCTTAACTGTAGAAGTAAATGTTTCACTTGCTTCACTACCCATTTCATCACGGATAGCATCTGCTAATTCTAACATTGATTCAGTTTGCATTTCAGCTGTGTCTTCCATCCAACCAGTAACACGGTCGACCATATCTTTTGCTGCCATAACAAGCTCTGCTTTATCTTCTTCACCTTCGTTAAGAGATTCAATTGCTTCGTCAATTGCAACAGCAACATCGTCACGTTCAGAAAGTGCAGCATTTAAAACATCTAGGAATAATTTGTTTTTTGAATACTCATTTGTCTGAACGCCGTCATAGCTTTCAGTAGTTTCTACTTGACTAAGCGTTGTTCTTATTTTATTACGAGCATCTTGTAGTTGCTCAGTTGTAAACTGCTCGACATCAATCTTTGTGCCAAAGCGTTGTGCAAGACTCTCGTTGAGTGTCTTTGATGTTACTGGTTTGCTAAATTCTCTAATGTTCATTGATTCTTTCCTAGATGAATGTTTTATATACTTATATTTATCATTGTCCAAAAATAAATCTATCTAAACTGTTTCTTAGTTTTGAAGATTCTTCAAGTGCAATGTCTAATCTGTTCTCTCTTATTTGTATTTTAGACTGATCTTTGCTTGTTTTTATAATATGTTTAAAAAATACCGCATCATTATAATGTTTTGCCATATCATTATCAATCTTTATAACTTTATCAAGTACATCGTTGTTACTTGCAAGGTTCTTTGCTATTGCAATTGCTGTAGATTTAAATACTGTGCGTGTAACTTGTACGTTATCCTTTGCATTATATATCAAATACCCATTGCGACTCTTGCGAATTACGATGTGTTTAATTCTTATACTATTTCCTTTTGCATAAGGAATGGCAACGTCTTCGAGACCCTTGTTTACAATCTCATCTAAATCTTTTATTATTTTTTCAGAGTACATTTGGCAACACCATAACAGATCCGTTGTATAGAACTTTACTTATTACACTTTTACGAATGAGATTATTAATTATGACTTGCTCGCGTTCTGGAAAAGACGTTAGGGGTCGAGGCCGACTGTCGTCTAATGCTTCCAAAAGTTCACGTTCTTCATTAGTCATGTAAACTTTAACATCAAAGGTTTTTATAAGTTCATTTAACTTCATAATGTTCGTAACTGTGATTGTAATTGTTTCAACTGTTGTTGTGTTGCTTTAATTTGTGCTTGAATTTGTTTCTTTTGTTGTTGTGCAGCTTTTCTAGCTTCTGGTGAGTTTGGATCAGGTTGCCCTATAGTATTGTCTACGCCTGCTTGTTGGGCATTCATTTTTGACATTTGTTGTTTCATTTGCCCTCCTGATACGCCTGAGGCACCTTGTTGATCTGCTGGAGTTCCTACTAGTTCATCTACTCTCATCTTGCACCTCTACGCTTCCTAGGTTTAATCCTACGTCTACCTGTATTTAATCTTTTCAATTTATTTGTAGTAGGACTTGTTCTAGTTGTTCTACTACGTTTAACATCTATAGTAGATGCTTTTGATCTACGTGTTTTCTTTAATTGATTGCTCTTCTTAACATTCATTGGAGCATTGCAGGTTGCTGCCTTAGCAACAACCCTACCTTTGCGTGGACCACTAGTACAACGGTACTTGCGTGACGTATGACCTGTTCCACTTTTAGGCGTCTTCTTTGACCCGTGGCCAAATACTGTAGCGACACCTTCATCCACTTCAATAAAGAGCTCTCGGAGTTGCATTAGCGTCTCCTTTTATTTAGAGCTTGTACTCTTTTACTTGCTGGATTAATACGTTTTGTTTTACGTGCTTTACGTGCCATTCTTCCGCCTAGTCTTGCTTTAGTCTTTTTAAGAGTCATTCTTTTCTTTATGTCAGGAGCAGCAAAACATTGTGCCATTTTTGATACAATTCGATTCTTGCGTGGGCCGCCAGTACAACGGTACTTGCGAACTACCTTCTTTCCAGAACGTGCCCAAGTTTGACCTTCATCGAGGTCCTGTTCATTTTGATCAATAAAAAACTCACGTAATAACATATAGTTATTTATCGTGAGCGGATTAGAATTTCATTAATATGACAACTACTGTGGATAGTAATCCTGCAACAACTGTTCCTGCTGTACCTACTAGTACTTTAGTAACTGATGTTTGTCCAACTTTGATGTCTTGATGTATTTCTTTGAGGGTACCTTCGACTGTAGATAGTCGGTTGTCGAGGTTAGCGTAACGTAAGGCGCACAGATCAACGTGTGCTTCAAGGCTTGTTTTTTCTAAATCTGTTGTCGGTGCTGTTGGCATTCATAACTCCATGTATGGTTAAAGTAAACTCGTAGTTGGCCTTTTATAATGTGTTAGTTTGAATGCCTAAAAAGTGTATTATTATTTCTGTTACAGTTTTATTTATCCGATATAATAAAATTAATATTGTTTTTGTCAGGATTTTTGGTAATAAAATGAGGTATTTCTAAAACAACACTTTCTTGTAATCCTCCAATAATAGGTATTAGATCAAAGTCGTTTTCAAGTGTTTCTATATCTAATGCTGCTTCATACTCTACATCAAACGTATATTTCCATACAGTTTGTTTTGTTTTATATACTTTGCCTAGTCCTAATTTAGAAGGTATTTCTTTAATAGTTTCCGGTGGCATAACATATGTTGGGTTAACCCTCAATCCAATAGTTTGCATAACTGTAAGATAGTTCTGTTGTTGTCTATGCTTTATTAGATCTTCGCCGCGACGACTATTGGTTTCTGTTATGTCAACTAGAGTATGTATTATAAAGCGCATACTATACTTATGGTCATAAAAAAAGAGCCCACATAAATGTGAGCTCTTTGTGTGACGCCTGTCCGCGTTTCACGATACCTAAGGTAGTTAGGATTTAGTCTTCAAACGTTGCTACTAATGCTGCTGTTACGCCTGTTACACCGCGGTATGCTGCGCCAGGTGTTAATACGCCTGTGCCTTGTACTGCAACGTGTGCAACGTCTGCTGATGTGTGATCAACGCCTGCAATTGTTACTGCATCGTCTGTACCTGCAACGCCGCCAGCTGTCATTGCTTCTACTACTGCGTTAAGATCTGCAATTGCTGTTGTTGTGATTGCTGTTTTTGAAAGCGAGATAATACGTGTTACTGGACCTAGTCCGTTACCTTCGATTACATTTACGCCGTTTACTTTAGTTACTGCTGCCATTTTATTTCTCCTAGATTCTCTAATGGCAAGTTAGACCTCTTCTAACTTGTATAAAGTATTTATCAATTTAGGAGATTTTTGTGGTTATATTAGCGTTTTTTAGCTCGTTGTTGAAGGGCTCTTAGCTGTTGTACAAACGCAGGGCCGCCTTGTACAATGTCATCTATTGCTTTAATTGCTGGCATGTATGCTTGAATCATGCTTGCAGATGCTGCTTTATTGTTCTTAGCTTGCTCTAAAAACTTCTTAGTCAATGCTAAATTACCTGTGCCAACTAGATAACGATATAGTGCTAATTCATCACCTGTAGTTGCAATATCAGGTGTAGATACAGTTGGTTCTGGATCTATAACACTTGCTTTCTCTAGGTCTTTAACTGCTGCAAACTTTTCAAAGTCTTCAATTATATCTGAGTTTCTTAGTTTAGCCCTAACAGCAAATATTAAACGTGTTGATACTAGACGCTTTTCTGCTTTAGTTAAACGAGGAAAGTTAGCTATATTCCTACGTATTGCTTTGTAATCTGTATTAGATATGTTAAGTGCGCCTTCGATTGCCATTAACATCTTTCCAGGAGTTATAGGATTAGCTCCTTGCGCTAATGCCCGAAGGTATCTATTAATAGCTGCAATTGGTAGCTTAGTATTCTTCTTAAGAAGTTTAGCCTTGTCCGGATCTTTAAGTTTATCTTGAGCACTATCATCCCCTACTAGGAAATAGATAAAGTTATATAGGTCAGTGCCCATTATACGATAAAATTTATAAAGATCAAAGCCAATAGTTTTCTTTGCGTATCGTTGTACATATCCTTTAAAGTCTGGATAGTTGCGCATTGTTTCAAATACTAAAAGCATAAGGTACATACGTTCGCCACAGTCAGTATACGTTAGACGTTGTGAGCTGCCATTGTCTTTGGTCATGCGTGACTCGTGCAAGTCTTTTAAGAAAGAAAATGCAACTTCAGAGTCGGGAGTCATTTCATGACCACCTTCAATCTCTGCCCACTGTGCTGCTGTATACTTTTCAGACATTATTAGCCTTTAGCATACATTTTTGCATCGCGATCAATCTCGTCATCGCTTGGACCTTTGTCATCTAACTCGTCATCATCTTCTGGATCTGCTGACGGTTCAGGGTCGGGCATAGCAACTTTACGGGCTTGTTTAGCTTTAGCCATAATGTCATCTAATTCATCTTTAGATACACCGGCTTTCTTAAGAGCTTCACCTGGAGTCTTTGCTTGTCCATCTGGTAATTCAGATAGCATAGTTCCTAGCATACTTGCTTTGTTCCATACTTCATCATCTGGCCATTTTACACCAGACTTTGGTTCTAGTGCGTTTGTAATCTGTTGTCCAAGTCTACGAACGCCGGCTAACTTTTCTGCATTAGGGTCGTAAATTGAACTTCTTGGACCTTCTGTTACTTCATTGATCTTCATATCTATTTCCTTTGGTTGTTTTTAATTTGGTTGCCATCTAGTACGTGGTACTAGTTTAGTTTTACTTCCAAGAGCCACGTAACCTTCGCCACCCTTCTCGCCTTTTGTTGTTGCCTTAACGTCTGCATCAGCATCGTCTAATTGATCTATGATATGATCTTTAGCAGACATAATTTGTTTTACAAGATTAAAAATAGCAGGTAGTGCTTTAGGATTACTTTGACTCATTGCTGCTAATCTTTGCTGCTGTCCTTGACTTACTTTTGATGTTTTGAGCCAATCAAAAAAGCCTGACTCTATATTTTTTATTTGTTGTGTTCGAGTCATGTGATTCATATATGTATATATAATTCCTGCAGGATTACTTAAACCTTTTTCACCTGCTAAGAATTGATCAATTGCTTGTGCATTTTTTTCTGCGTAGGCTCTAATACTTTTTACTTCTTTTGTATCTACTTTTGGTTGGTGTGTAACATAAGTTTGTCCTAACACCACTGCATCTTGCGAGTTAAGTTCTTTTACATCCTTAATAGGAGTGCCTTGTTTGCTCCCCCAACTGTCAAATTTTGTGTGAACTACTACACCAACTTTTGAATTCGCTATGCGTCCACCGAGTTGGCCCTTTGTATCTACTGTGTATTTGACATTGTTGGGTTCAAACTCTACTGCACCTTTAGTTACAGTAAAGGGTTTACGTGGACTGTATAACAAATCACCGTATACATATCCTCTAAAGTTTGGAGGTGTAGCTGCTTTCATTATGTTAAAAACTTCTGCCATCTCTTCACTAAAGTCTTCGCGCCAAGGCTCTTCTTCTACACCTTTGCCTGAGCTTCTAATAAAATTCATAAGATTCTCTGCGCTTGTTGATTTATTACGGCCCCAGCCGTTCTTGCCAACAAGTACAAACTCTCCATCTGGCTCGCGCCCCCAATAGATAGTAGGGTTGCCGTCCCATTTGATTGCGATATCGCCTGAGTCACTGCCCATCTTTTCTAAGATGTCAGCAGCTTCTAATGCTCCAGCTGAACCTTTAACAAATACAAGATCCTCTAGGTGTTGATATTCTCTACCTACCTTAGCTTCTGTGAGTTGATTACCTGTGTCTCTGTCTTTGTCCTTGCAGATGCAAGGCTCGGTGTAACACTTTTGACAGAACCAGGTTTCTTTTAATACTTTAAACTCTGACCATCTCATTTTACAAAACTTCCTGATACCATTACAGTACTGTTTAACAATACTCCGCTTAGTTCTTTAATACGATCAAGTTGTTTATCTTCTAGTGTTTTAGATTGTGACTCAGGAACTTCTTTACCTGCTTTCTCCATCGCTTCTTTCCACGGAGCAATCAGTTCTTCGTAGTTTGGATCTTTCTTTAAATATTTAAGCATACTTTCAACAGTATGTGTATCAGTTTCTTTTGCACCTTTACCTAACAACGCTGGTGCAATTGTTTTCCATGTATCAGCAATAACTTTGTCGCCTTGCTCTGGGTCAACTAATCCAAACTTAGGACTAAATTTTAAGCCTCTGCCTCTAGCAATTGCTGATAACAAGATAGCTCTGTCCTTGCCTGAATATTGTTGTGTTCCACCACGCTTGGCTCCACGCTGAAAGTCAGGATTAGATGTAAACATAAAGTCAGTCTGCACAAAGCCATTCTTAGAATTGCCGTCAATAGGTGTACGGAAGTGAATTTGGTCTCCTGCGTTATGTATCCAGCCGTCTGTCTTCCCTCTGCCTTGATTCATAATATCTGCTTTGTCAACACCTTGTGTTGCAAGCCATGCACTTAGTTTAGCAATCAATTGTTCTTTGCTTACTTTGTTTGCATCTGTGTTTAGATCTAAGTCGCCTGAACTATTCTTTTCAAACGCTCCGTCTGGATCATTCTTTTTACCTGTTGTACCTAACCAATCTTCTTCGTCAAAGGTCAAGCCTGTAATCTTTTCAATAAACTGAATAGTAGGATGTACATCCTTTGTAGCAATACGTTGAGTCAAAGGACCTTGTGGTGTTTTAAATACGTTTCCGCCTTCGTTAAGTATTGTCATTGTTTTTGTTCTCTATAATTTTGTTTATGCTGCGACGGAACTTACGGGGATCTCCCGATCTAATACTATTAATAAAACGTCTTTCAAGTTCAGAAGCAGTTTCCATATCAAATTGTTCGTGAATTCTGCTTAAAAGATTAATAGAACTTTCTATAATATTATTAGCAGTAGACTCAATCAAACGCTCGTTGTCGCGAGTCCCGTGGACACTGTTAAGTTCTTCTAAAATTGATCTAGTACGTTTTTTCATGTTTTCCATTCCTATGCAGTATTTAGTGTCTTAACACATATAAATATTATAACATCGAACGGAGAAAACAATGACAAGCGGTATTAAGGACATTGACTTCAAAAAACGTTCTCTTTTATTTGCTAGACTATCCAAGATATCTTATAATAACATCAAAGTAGCTAAAAAGCAAGCGGAAAGATTAGGTTTCACTGAAGTAGAATTTTATAACAAAGACGGTGCGCAAGCATATCGTTTTATGAATGACACAGATATAGTAATTGCGTGTCGCGGAACACAACCTACACAATTTAACGATATTGCAGCAGATTTAAAAGCAATGCCTGTCGTTGCTGAAACTGTTAGTAGAGTTCATAGAGGATTTAAAGCAGAAGTAGATGAACTGTGGCCAAGAATAATGGCAGACCTAATGTCAAAGCAACCTAAGCAAAAACTTTGGTTCTGCGGTCATAGTTTAGGAGCTGCAATGGCAACTATAATGGCAAGTCGCTGTCACTTTAACACACGTTTGCCAAATCCAGAGGAATTATACACTTATGGTTCACCAAGAGTAGGTTGGAAAGGTTATGTTGTCCATTTAGGTGTCGTACACCATCGTTGGAAGAACAATAATGACATTGTCACTACTGTTCCTTATAAATGGATGGGTTATACACATCATGGCGAAGAACACTATATGAATGCATATGGCAATGTTCGCAATTTGACTAGGTGGCAGCGTGTTAAGGATCGCTGGCGTGGTATGTGGATGGGAATAAAGAGAGGAAAAATTGATAACTTTTCTGATCATTCTATAGATAATTATATTCTTTATCTTTCATTATTTGCAAAGGGTAAAGAAAATACACAACACTAGTCAAGAGAAAAGGTTGTGCCGTCGAACACAACCTTCCTTGTTTGTTACATTCCGTTTGGTAAAATTATGTAATGTATAGCAAGAACTAGTGCAACACTTGCACCCAATCCTACCATCATCTTACCAAAGTCCTTTGCTACTAACGGAAACACACTCTTGGTTTTCTTCTTGCCAAAGTATGTTGCCATAGCCAACTCACGTCCTGCTAACAAGCCTACGAACACCCATGTTGTACTCATTGGAATGTCATTCAGCTCTTTGAAGAAGTACAAGCACAACCAATAGAACAAGTCAATCAACGTTGCACTACGCACGTATCTTGTGTTGTGTTTCTCTAATACAATCTGTTGGATCTTGCCGCCACGTTCTTTAAACATAAAGAACAAGCCGCCTACAAACACTGCGCTGACTAGGAACATTAGGTCCAGTGGAACTTCACGTGGAAGGAACACTGCAATGTTTGCCATGTCATGACTCAGCCATGTCCACCACAGGCCGCCTGTTGCTACCCATTGAGCAATGCGCCAAAACTTCTTGTTGCTTTCTGTGACAGGTGCTGTCTCATCATACCATTTGCCAAAATATTTGTGTATTGCAAACCATACTACATATGCAAAGCCTGCTGCTACACCATAGCCCATGATTGATTTCATAAGCATCTTCTCCAACACAAAGGTTGAAGCAAATACCGATAGCACTAAGAAACTTGTGCTAACTGGTACGCCCATCCTTGTAAGTGCTACAAGAATAGCAGGTGCGGCTGCGTGATACCATTGTACCTCTTGCCATGGGATTTTGTTTAGTCGTCCATAACTGATGTCTCCACCATTTACATGCCAGCCATACCATAATGTGGCTAACAGTACAGCGGATGCTGCAATCCATAATGTTTTGTAGTTGAATCTCTCATTGTTTGATGCCATCCATGTACCGAGAGTTTGTACTGAATCATTTGCGATAACCGCATAAGCGGCAAATAGGAACCCGGTCAGGCTCCATAAGGTGAGTGCGTCCATTGTTTTCTCCTCTGCTTGATGTCTTTACCACATCGCTCACATAGTCAAGAAGGCTCGACGTTGCCTTCGTGTTTATAGTACTACAGGTTTGTTGTACTGTCAATATTTAATTGAATAATGATTACATACAGATTACACTCATGGTATTAACTACAAACATATCGTGTATGCATAAAATACATACCAAAACGCTCAGGTATGTAGCTTGTGCATGATAAATAAAAGCGTTACAATAAGTAATGGTTGACATACACCCTGTAAGATGCTATTATATACAAACGTAACGAAGAGCGGCTTCAGCTCAGAAAAAATGAATGGCACTGGGAAAGACTAGGGCGTGTCTTACGCCATACAACAGACTGCACAGCCGGGGAAGTTCCGGGGTTAGTTGATTCCTAAAATCACACACACATATATACAAAGGAGAATGTAGCAATGACTACGTTGACAATGGCGGCTGGTTACAGCCTTTCAGGAGTAGCGAACTGGATCAAAAAAATAAACGCTAAAATGGCACACAGAAGATCTGTGCGTCAAGCAGTAAAAGACCTTTCATCACTATCAGACTATGAACTAAATGACATTGGTATTTCCCGTGGAGATATCCGTGCTGTTGCTAATGGTGATATCACTATGAAAAGAGGTATCCAAGTCCACACAGATGCTAACACAAACCTCAAGGGGTGGGTGTAATGGAAGCTGTAGGTGAGACAACTATTAAAATTAATCCTTTCAAAGCAATTGGCAAAACTATAATTGCAATTTGGATTGGCTTCATTGCATTTGGCGAGTCAGCAGGCAGAGCAAGAGCTGCCGCTGAATTAAGTCGTCAAGGCTATCACGCAGAAGCAAAACGTTTAATGTTAGAGAAACGCTAATGTGGAAACGTTTTATTAAAGCAATGGAATATAGAAGTTATTGTATGGCAATTAGAGAATTGCGTACAAAAGGTTTGTACAAAGAAGCTCAAAGAATTTCTGAGTTCAAACACAACATGTATAAAACATCATAGGAGTTAAAAATGAATAGGTTAAGAAATGCAATTAAGAATTGCGATGGACAATTTTGCGATCAGATTATGGAAGCGGCGCTTGCTATAACTGTATTCAGCATCATGTACATATCTATTGCGCAAATGACTGCGTAGTAATATGACGCTGGTCCACTACAAGCCAACCTCTACGTCTGACTATTTTGCATACGGCTTTACTAAAAGTATGCGATGGTTTGCGGATACGTTCTTCCGCAAGCGTTATGGACATAGAGCAGTTGTATTAGAAACAGTAGCCGCAGTGCCAGGAATGGTAGGCGGCATGTGGACGCATCTTAGAAGTTTGCGTAAACTACGCCCTGGATATGGGCCACTAATCCGTACCCTACTAGCAGAAGCAGAAAATGAACGTATGCATTTAATGACGTTCATTGAAATTGCAAAGCCTAATTGGTTTGAAAGACTGCTCATACTGGTTGCACAAGTTATATTCTGGCATGTATACTTTATAGTATTTCTTATATCGCCATCTACTGCACACAGAATAGTAGGTTACTTTGAAGAAGAAGCTGTGTATTCGTACACAGAATATCTTAATGAGCTTGACGAAGGGCGCATTGAGAATGTTCCTGCACCTAGAATTGCAATTACGTATTGGAACTTAGCGGATGATGCTAGGTTGCGTGATGTAATTCTAGCTGTTAGAGATGACGAAGCAGGACATAGAGATGTTAATCATTATATTGCTACATACGGCAATGTAAAGGTTGACAAGTACTAAATAATACGTTATATTAATAACACTACACACAGACACACAAGGAGAAATATTATGTCAAAAGTAGAAACTACTTACGGTGAAACTATCTTGAAACAAACTCAAGAGATTGCAGATATGTTCAAGCAAGCAATGCCAAAAGTCACAACAAACAAAAACGGTTATGAGATTCGTACCAAAGTGCTAGAAATGGCGCAGAACAATATTTGGAACGACTACCACGCTAAACTAGGACAGTTTGAAACAACTGTTGCTAAGGACGGCGACGAAGTTGTAACTACAGTAAAAATGCCTGAAGTACCAGGTGCTGATGCTGTATTAGAAGCGGCTGAAAAGTTTTACGAGTTCGTAAACGGTAAACCAACTAAATAATTATACACAAACAACCTTAAAGAATAAAATGCAGCATAGCTGTAAATAACTATAAGAGAGTATTTGGCAAGCCCGGGTTAGGAAACTAGCTCGGGCTTAATCTTGATTAAAAGATAATACTATAAGCAAGAGCATCGTCGTCCGATACGCCGCCTGCTGCTGCAAGTTTACCTTGTACGTCAGTTAGGTCAGACACGTCAGGTTGATCTGCTAGATCATTATAACTGCCTGATGTTGCTACTGTTGCAAGATCAGCTGTGTTTGCTTTGAGCGCAATATTTCCGTTCAAAGTAGTTAAAAAGTCTGCATCATCGCCTATAGCATCTGCTAGTTCACTTAGCGTATCTAGTACAGCAGGAGCATCTCCTACTAGATTTGATACTGCTGTTGATACTGCGCTATCTGTTTCTGTTTTAGTATATACATCTGTAATGCCATATCCTGCTACAGTAGTAGGTGTTGTTGTTAGATCACCAAACGCAACTGATGTTAGATAACTTTGCAGATCACTTATTTGACTCTCTGTAATTAATAGAGCAGCCTGGTGTGTAGTAACATCTGATTCTGTAACTGTATAACTCTGTAATGCTGTATCAGCTAATGCACCTTGGGCTGCTGTTGCTGCATCTGTTATTCCATATCCTACAAGTGTCGTAGGTTTACTAGTTAAATCTGCAAATGCTACTGTTGTAAGATATGTACCAAAGTCACTAATTTGACTTTCTGTTATACTTAGAGCTGCTTGATGAGCAGTAACTTGTGCTTCAGATACTGCTGTTAGATAACTTTGCAGATCGCTTATTTGGCTTTCTGTTATACTTAGAGCTGCTTGATGGGCAGTTACCATACCTTCTGTAACTGTAAAACTTTGTAGTGCGCTGTCTGCTAGTGCGCCCTGTGCTGATGTAGCAGCGTCTGTAATTCCATAACCAGATAGTGTAGTAGGTTTGTTAGTTAAGTCAGTATAGTCTCCGCTGAACAATGCAGGAGTATCAGTTAGATCAGTATAGCTTCCGCTGAATAGTGTAGGCTTGCCTGTTAAGTCTGCATATGCTCCACTAAAGGCAGTCGACGCTAGTTGATATACTGTTAAGTCGGGCAGATTAGTTAGATCATTATAGTTTGATGTACCTCCTCCGCCACCGCCTCCACCACCTAACAAACTACCTGTGTCTGTTAGGTCACTTACATCTACAGGTATATTTGGCTTGCCAGTTAGGTCAGCATATGCTCCGCTGAATAAAGTTGGTAAGTCTGTAAGATTATTATAACTAGGTGTGCTAGTAATTGCTACGCCGCCAACTTTACTTCCAGAAGGTAAATCAATGCCGCCTCCTGAATTGCGGCTTATTTCTGCTGTACCTAAAAAGATTGTATTGCCGCTAAGATATAAGTCACGGAATTTTTTAGAAGTGCTACCTAAATCAATTAGTTCAGTTGTACCAGGAATAAGATTTGAAGTTATATTTGATGGATTAAACAGTGTAGGAGTATTAGTTAAAGAGTCATAGTCGCCATCAAAAACAGTTTCATCTACAAACTCAATTGCACTTGCTTGTGCATTTACTTTTAGATATTTGCCACCATGTCCACTGAAAGAACCAGGTGTATCTAAGAGTTGTCTAAATGTACTTGCTCCGCCTTCTCCGCCCCCAGAACTTAGAGGTATTCCTCCTGGTGTGGCACCATCTGACAGGCGCATAACGCCATCGTCAATGTCAAAGAATATATTGCCGTCTTCTCCTACAAAATCATTTACGCTGATTTTGACTAGACCGGCTTTGATTTTGCGGACCAATCCCAACTAGGTGCCCTCCTATAATACAACTGTATTTATTTGGTTAAGCCGGCTAATGCTTTGATGTTATCGAGATTATCTTCTTGATCAGTAGTTTCTTCTGATCCTTCGTCGTCATCGTCAAGTAAAGTGTCAATATATGGACTTTCTTTACCTTGTTCTGATTTAGCAAGTTCAATTTCTTGCTGTGGAGGTGATAACATTACTGGATTTTGATCTAAATCACTATCATCTTTTTTAGTAGCATCCTTACCTGCTACGTTTACACGAGGTTTGTCACCGTCTAGGTCAATTGTGATTGGAATGTTTATTGTGATTTCATCTATGCGCATAATGTATTTACCTAATTAGGGAGTGCCTGCTGTATTATCTACTAATAAGATATCAAACGTGCAAGTATAACGTCCGTTGTTTGCAAGAGTGTGCATACGGGCATCAATGTCTGACTTCTCTGGAAATGATTGTGGAATAGGATATTCCAACTGATACGGGCCGCCGCGGCCAACTACTTCAGCAACGTGCCTAATGGCAAACGATCCAGTGCCACCTTCTCTAACCATTAATTTGAATTCGCCTGTTGCGTCATCCTGTGCTGTAACATCTAATCTCATCAAGTAACCTGTGAAGCCCGCAGGTACAGTATAGATAGCCATCAGTGTTTGACCTTGATTCTCTAGTATCTTTGCCACAGTCACATTAGTCTGTGTTTGTATTAATATACGAGCAGTTGTATTAACATCAAAGCCGCCGCCGTTTTGATATCTTGCTCTGTAGATTCTTTTGTAAGGATTGACTGTTGTTGCTGTTGAACCTGATATGGTTACAGTTTCAGTCTGTATTTCATAGTTTTCATCTAACCCTTGTATCTCTACTGTGTCACCATCTAAGTCTGTGTTGAGATTGTTTTCATTGTTTGTATTGGTAACTTTGATATTCAACACACCGTTGGCATCAATCGCCGCCCAAGGGTAGATGGTGTCGTCCTCGTCCCATATGGTTCCAACGGTGTCTATGCTCATAGTAGGAACAGCACCAAACTTGTGTATCTGTCCAAAGCCTGCTGGTAGGTTGATACTGTTGTAGATGTCTCCGCCTACCGTTCTAATAACAGGTTGCCCTACACTGTTGTAGTCCATTGCCATATGTAAGTCATTAGTGTTTGGCTCATGACTGTGTACGTAGTTAGTTGAGTTTGGATTTAGATTGGGCATTGATTATGTAGCCCACGGTCTGCCCTGCTTGAGGCCACCTGTATTATCATTGTTTACAACTGTGTCGTCTACATATCTTGTAGGTAGTTGTGTTAAATCTGCTGTTGTATCTGCGTAACGTCCTGGTTGTATCACATTACGAGCTGCTCTATCTTGTCCTGCAAGTGTAAGTTTTGCTTCTTGTCTTAGCTGTTTAGTTGCTAGTGTTGATATTCCGTTAGCTGCCATTGTATGCTCCTGGGTCTTTTACTCTAATGTCTGCAGGATCTTTAGGTCCATTTACTCCACCGCCTGCATCTGTTGTTACTGCACTTACAGGAGCAACTACTTCGTTTGGGCTGTTAGCAAGAGGTCCATTGCTAGGTGCATCTAACATTGCAAATATTTGTTTGAATCGTCCTGCAATCGGTTCACCTTGTTCTGCTCCGCAAGTGTCATCAGGAATAACCTTAGGCTTTAGATCTTGTTGGCCTTCTACAGCATCTAATAAATCTAATACTTGTCTTACTATATCTGTTGCTCGCATCTGTAAACTCCTATACAATATTTAGTTAAATATGCACATGATAGATAAAAAACCATTCCAACAAGTACTTGCACAGTTAAAACAGGAAGGCAAGTACCGTGTGTTTAATGACATTCTTAGAGAACGCGGAAAGTTTCCTAAAGCTATTTGGTACGGAAAGTATGCAATCAAAGAGATTGTAAACTGGTGCTCAAATGATTACCTCGGAATGGGCCAGAATAAAATTGTAATAGATGCAATGCACACTGCATTAGATCAAACAGGCGCTGGCAGTGGAGGCACCAGAAACATAGGAGGCACTTCACACTATCATGTAGCACTAGAACACGAGCTGGCTGACTTGCATAGCAAGCAGAGTGCGCTCCTCTTTTCTAGTGCGTATGTTGCAAATGAATGGAGTTTGGTCGCTCTTAAACAAATCATTCCCGACATTGTGTTTTTAAGTGATTCAAATAATCACGCATCTTTGATCCAAGGGATAAGACACAGTGGTGCTGACAAGATCATATGGCAGCACAATGATATGAACGACCTAGAGGATAAGCTAAAAAGTGTTTCCGGAACACCTTGTATTGTGTTCGAATCTGTGTATAGCATGGATGGAGATGTGTCGCCTATCCTCGATATTTGCACCTTAGCAGACCAGTATGGGGCGATGACATACATTGATGAGGTTCATGCCGTAGGATTATACGGAGAACAAGGAGCAGGCTATTTACAGAAACTAAACCTGCAGGATAATGTGGATATCGTAAACGGTACGCTAGGCAAAGCCTTTGGAGTACAGGGCGGGTACATAGCAGCGGACGCTGACATCATAGATGCGATTCGTTCTGTAGCTTCAGGCTTTATTTTTACAACCAGTATGAGTCCTGTGACTTGTGCTGGTGCCCTTGCTAGTATCAAATACTTGCGAGATCATAACGAACTTAGGGAACAGCATCAGGAAAGAGCTCGCAAACTAAAGCATAGGATGACCAAAGCTGGTTTAGATCCTATGGATTGCTCTACTACTCATATTGTTCCTTTACTCATAGGTGAAGCAAAAACATGTAAAGCTGTAAGTGATTCACTTATTAATGACTATGGGATATATGTGCAACCTATTAATTATCCTACAGTAGCCGAAGGTACTGAGAGACTACGCTTTGCTCCCACGCCGTATCATACTGATGGTATGATTGAGGATTTAATTAAAGCATTAACAGAGGTAATTAATGGTTAAAAAATATATGTGGATGGGCTTAGGCTTTCTATCCTTAGGAATGGCCTACATTGGCGTTGTCGTGCCGGGCATTCCGTTTTCCGTATTCTTAGTGTTCGCAGCATATTGTTTTGCAAAAAGTTCGCCTAGAATGCACAAATGGTTATACAATCACAAATACTTTGGTCCGTTCCTAACTAATTGGGTTGAGAAGAAAGTATTCCCTACATGGGGCAAATACGCAATGGTACTAGTAATGAGTAGTTCTCTTGCGTTTTTGTGGTTTACTACAGGTAACATCAAAGCTGTTATGTGGAGCGGAGGCTTTATGGCACTGGTTGCTATATGGGCTTGGCGCTATCCTGGCAGTGTTGAAGAACAAGAACGTAGAGTTTCTGCAGGTAAAAAGATTGCTTGGTTTAAGTAACGCCTTGTAAAAATCGAACATAAGGTGGGCTAAACTTAGGGTTCCACCTTATCATTTCTTTTACTATGTCTGGAACATAACTAGGATCGTTTGCTAGTGTTCTTGCTCGTTGATAATTGTATTCTAATTTAGGCATTATCTTCCGATTCATTGCTTCGTAATCCTTTCCTATTATAGACTCAACCTGATCAATGATCATTAGTCCTCTTTCCATTGAATCTTCTACTTCATCAAAAGAATAATCAAATATCTCATCGTATCTTTTAAAACCAAGTTTATCCATATCTTTGTATATACCAGCTCCTGCCATAGTTAAGAATGGACGCTTGTAGATAATTTGTTGGAATGTTTTTTCTGTAAGGAAAGGAATATCAGCTTGTGATTCGGCAATTAAATTCATAAACGAGCTGCTAAGTGCGCTGTGCATAAATGTTGAATATTTAAAACTGTCGGCACTATCACGATTCCAATTAGGTTCTATTTCTAAAAGCTCAGGCTTCCATGCTTTCCAATCCCAATCAACATTAGGATAATGCCAAGTCATAACTGCATGTTTGTGCATTTTGCGTCTTACTAACTCATCCATTATCATACATCTATGTACATGCGGTTGGCCATTTAAACTCATAAAGGCTTTTGTTATTTTCCCTTGTCGCGGAAATTCTGCATATTGTGTTTGATCTACTGTTGCACTTATCCAAAAAGTAGGCCAATGGATTATATTTGCTCCAGCAGGACATCTTTCAGTTTGTTCTTTACATCCTCGTTGTGTACCAAACAACATATTAAGCTCTCTTGAATGTGCTTGTACTTGAAAGTTTTTCCAACGGGCTTCTCTCTTCCAGTTGTGAACCCATTCTTCTGGAGCAAACCAATCTACTCTGTCAGGTGTCCTATCTCCAATTTCTTTATAAATTCCTGCAAATCTACCTTTGACATGTGACGGCCATTGCTTATATCGATAGTGTCTCATTTTAAAAATGTTTCCCAGCTAGGGTGCTTGTTTTCAAATCCTATTAGTTTACGATTGTTTGCAAGCTCATAATAAGTAGGTTGGTAAGGTGCATTCTTTGGTTTGATTAGTTTGCTACCTTTTGTGCTGTTGCACGGGTTACACGCACTCACAATGTTATCCCAAGATGTTTTACCACCAAGGCTAATTGGTATTACGTGATCTAATGTTAAATCTTGTTTGGAAAAGGTGTTTGAGCAATATTGGCAGACAAATTTGTCTCTTAGGTGGCAGTTGTATTTGGAAAAGCGAGGTGTGCTTCGCCGTCGATACATTTGCTTTAGCATAATGATTGCTGGTACTCTAGTTTCCCATCTTGCGCTACTAACAATCCAATCATCATACCATTCAAGTACATTGACTTTGTCTAGCCACATGTATGTGATTGCTTCTTTCCATTGAATAGTACTGGGAGGTAGTAATGATACTGGTTGTCCGTCTGCATTAAGTACAAGAGTGTCTGCCACGTTATAGATATCCTATGTTATTTTAATATTTATAACTGTTTAGCATCAGTGGCGATGCAGATGGCTTGCTTGTTAGGTCCATAGTATCCGTTACCTAATCCAACTTTATCACTGAGTCTTTCTCTTGCTTCAAAGCACTCGATCATAGAATCAAATGTAACTCTTGGACCCATAGGATTGATTGCATATGGCTCTAAACTATTGACATCTCCTGCGACAAACGGTTGTATCACAATATAAACTAGTACCCACATCAGCCTGGTGTCTTTTTGCCAATAGGTCCTGAGTAGGGTTCAAATGTTCTGCCGTTTGCTACCATACAGGCTGTGCCATCTGGGTATAAACTAATTAGACTCCACGTTCCTGAGTCTTGATTGACAAAGAACATCATTGAGCTTCTAAATGGTTGTCCTGTTTGTGCTGCAAACTGTAGTCCTTCGCCTTGAAATAATGGAGTCTCACCATATTTGTTCATCACAATATCGCTCATCTTCAACACAGGATCACATGCCTGTGTTGTTATGAATCTTTTGCTTTGTTCTTGTTGTTCTTGAGCGAGTGCTGTAGTAGCAAGAAGTGAGATACCAACTGCAAACGCCAGTAGTAATCTGGACATATGCCTTCTCCTTTGTATAGAGTATTTATAGCTAAAAGAAAGTTTTAACTTGATCTTGGCTTATTTCAGCTACTGCCTTGTTCCATAAGTCGTTTGAGTTTGATTCAATAAGACTACGTGTAGGGTGTGGCAGTACTAACCATTCGGGCTTGCGTCTGCGTACTTGATGCTCTAGTTCACTTGGTGACCAACCCGAGCAACCAATAAAAAGTTTATGCCAATCAGGAAAGTCTCCCATTGCCATTTTGTCTATCATAAGTTCGTCTGAGCTTATACTTAGATCATTGTTGACTTGAATTGTATTACGACTATACCAATTGTCTGAATGCAACATTACCATAGCAGTTCTATTATACTGTCCGCCATTATAGATTTTTTGATTCCAGCCCCATTCTGTATTGTTTTCACGCATTACAGTTTTCATTGTTTCAGTACTAGGGTTGTTTAGAATTAGTCCTACTGTGCTGTGTTCTGTGCTTTCAGTAATATAAACTACAGTTTCAGCAGATTCATATTTTGCATGAACTGGATGGGCTACGAGAAGGCTACCGGTAATCAACTGCAATCTGTTAACTCCAATCCGGTAATGGGCCGCCGTACTTCTTGCCCTTGATCTTCTTGCCGCCGACTTTTACTCTACTACTCTTAGACTTTCCTAGTTTATGACTTTTGCCACCTTCACGCCTGCGGTAGCCTTGCGACTTGCATGAAGCGAGTGCGCTGGCGCCCAGAGCCGAGTTTGGCTTTGAGCTTTTACACAGGCTTCTACTTGCTGCCCAATCTTCTAGGTCTTGTTCACTGGTAAGGACTTCATCTATTCTCATAAAAGTATTTAGTCTAGCGATAACGGTCAGCTGGATTTTCTAGCTGTAATTCATCTGATTCGCTGAATAGACTAAATGTAAGAGCCTTCCTAGGACCCTTGGTTGTGTTGATCGCAATCTCCCCACTTTTTTCATGGAATTCTATTTTTGTGATTTGTGCTTGCTCACGATTTTTCCCTACTAGGATAGTTTGGCCCAACTCAAGGTTAAGGCTAATGTTTTTTAGTGTACTCATGGGAGATCTCCTGTTGATTAACAAAAATATTTATCATGTGTTGTTCGGTGATAAGTATTAGCACATAAAGAGGAATACCTACATGGAATTAGAAAACTGTAAACCTGGAGAGAGTTGGGGATGTCGTTTTAAAACAACAACATTCTTAGACACGGACGGCACACCTGTTCGTGCAAAAGATCTACAATTGGGTCAAAGCCATCCAGGCAAACCCGGAGTGTACGAGTCAATCGGTGTTATTCAAATAAGAGATCTTGAAAACGGCCGAGTAAGACTAGTAGACACAGCTACACAATTTGAATTTGTAGTTGATAGAGAAAATATATGGGACATTGACACAGTGGAGTGGGTAGACAATGAACAGCAACAATGATGACAATTTGCCTGAGCTTGATCCAAATGATGTAGAAGGTGTAGTCAAATACGCTGTTGGAGATCTATTGGACATTGCTGCGGGCGTAGCTGAACTACAGGGCACCAAACAGGGTGCAGACGACATATGGGCTATGTGTGATCTAATAGCAGAATACTTTCAAATTGAACGCACCATGATGATTCGCAGAGAAGACGAAGAAAGTGGTGAAACTGTTGTAGAAAGTGTAACATTTACAGGCACAAATCCCTATGCAGACTACTACCCAGATCCTGACGAAGTTCCTCAGTTGCCTGGACTAAAGATACGTGTGATTGATGCTGACTCAGACCCAAAAGACTCTAAGTAAGCCACCCATCTAGACCTTGTGACTCTAGGTAGTTGAGTATTTGTGTGTGTTCTGAATGCGTATAGTGTGAACGCAACTTCCATCCTGTCTTTGGGTTCACACGAACTTGGTCTTGAAAGTCAAACTTTGCAAATTGCGGATAACATTCTGAGTCGCGCCACGTTTCAAATGCTCTAGGCCATGAAAACCCACTTGTGACCATAAACTTGATGCCACGAGCTGCACACTGTGAATTCAGTAGTGCAATCTGTGCCACAGTGTTTTGTAGAGGCTGAGGTGTAGGTGTTAGGTTCATGCTGTACTTGATCCATTCCCAAGGTGCTGACTTTTTGTTGTGAATTGAGTTGAAACGTAGGCTTGCTGCTGTGTTGCCCACGCACAAGGGCATTTCATCCTCAGGATATTCAATTGCTGTAGGCCAATTGGTGTGATCCCAATTGTAGCCGACTTGCCAACGTCTAGAGACATAGTCTCGCTTGTCAAAGTGTCGATCTCCTTTAGTGAGATGACTGGTGTTGCGCTTGTAGGTTCTGTTGGGATCTGTTAGAAAATAAACACAGTGTGTGTATGCAGTTGAGCCCATGAGTTCGCGTGTGACCATGTTGACTGCTGCTGTGTTGTCTGCGCCTCCCCAACCAACTGAGTGTGCGTTCACATCGTGACGAGCTGCCCATTGTTCACACCAATGCAGTGTTGAACCATCCCAAGAGCGCACAGGATCATCGTGACGACCTCGTTCTAGTGTTCTAGGATCTGTAGTGCCTCTAGGAAACTCAGCAAATGAATCCCCTCCAACTAATAGGTGCTGCTTCATGCAAATATTTACCTGCGCGAAGCGTTCTAAAAAAATTTTTAGAACACGTAGAGAAATAATCCTATCACAAGTCCAATGTTGAAACCCACTGAACAGTATACCGCAAAGTCTCTCGCAAACGATTTGGTTTGTAGTTGTATCATACCATAGCCCTCGTGTTATGTATGTATAT